TGTCGTAGGTCATTGCACGTGCAGAGTCACTAATGCCTTTTGTGGTTGGGTCTACAGTTACGCCAATAGCACCAAGGACCGCCACAACCACAGTGCCAATGAGATATGGATTGCTGATGAACTTCACGAATACATCAGCAAGGCTGCCCCATGTAGTGAGGTCTGAGTAAGCTAGTCCCAAATATGCCAGGACAGGACTCATGACGATTCCAACCATACCCAGCCACCATGCAGGGTTGTGTAAACGTACTTTCCAGTTAATCATGTGAATCTCCTTAGATAAGAATTAATGTGTATTCGCCTGCTCGAGGCGCTCTAGCCGTCCCGTCTGTGTACGGGTCACATCCTCAACCACAGCCAGGCGGGTGTCGTGATGGGCGATAGTCTCTTTGAGCGTGGAGATAACTTCATCCGTGCGTGCCATGTAAGCCGCAAACGCTTTCTGGCTATCTTCTGCGTCTCCCTTGAGCTGCTTCACGCCTTCTTCAATGCGCACCAGTCGCATGGCGTCTTCATTGCTGGCTCTGGTCATCGCTCGAGCGCCATTGATGAGAGAGACCATCATGCCCAAAAATGAGACAGTCGCAATAATCTGCTCGAAGGTTAGTGGGTTCATATCGTCACCTCCTATTCCATACTCAGAGGTAGCAGCGGGATAATTCCAGTAGCATAACCGCTAGACCAGTTATACAAGTAAATATGACCGTCATTGCCGTTCGCTGAGCCAATCCAAATCTTGGCGGTATTGTTTCCCGTCTGTGTGCCTAGAGGGTAATAACCATTAGTGGCTGGTAATAGTTCCTTAGGCATTTCTGCCGTTGTGATACGACTCGAATATCCCGCTGCAAGATAACAATCGAGATACATCATGCCGCCGCGAACGCAGTAGCGAACACGGCAAGCGCCGTCATCTTGTAGTGTTATCCATGGCGTGAACTTAATAAGCTTAACAAGGTCGGATGTATTGATTGAGCCAACGCCGTTTGGTGAAGATATACCTATTTTCTCAGTGCCAAAGTCATAATCTGTACCAATAAAATTGCCGTCCGCTGGATTGCGTCGCTGTGTTCTAAGATAGAACCTCGGAGCGAAATGGTATTCTAGCGTCTCTGATTCAAAGTCAAAACAATCAGTTAATAGAGCAGTTGAATTGTCTGAAAAGTCCTTAATAAAGCCCGCATGGATACGTAAGCTACCGCTTGCCAGTTTAACGCCATGCTCTTGGAATGACGCCACTTCAGTATTACCTTGTTTAAGCTTCATGCCTTGAGCATCGATTGTGGTATGCATGCCCGCCTTATCACCTACATGCGCGCCGTCTGCATCGTGTGAGAATGTATTGGTTAGATTTGCAACCGTGCTCTTGACTTCACTAGCGTCACTCTGCGCCTTTGTGGCCATAGTCTTCGCCTCCTTTGCTGCTGTGTTTGCGTTTGCTGCGTCTGTTGCTACATGGCTCACTTCCTCCGCTGCCTTCTCAGCTTTAGCCGCGACAGTCTCGACCTTCTCCGCAGCCGCTGTTGCGGTAGTTGCTACGTCAGCAATCTTCTCTGTAGCTGCGTCAGCCTTCTTCTCAACTGCCGCTGCCTTCTCCTCGACTGCTTGAACTTTGGCCGTAGTCTTGTGAGTGTCTTCTACCGTCTTGCGCGTAGTCGATGCGAGGGCGGTCAGACGCTTGTCAGTTGCTTCCTGCGTGCGTTCTTGGGACGTTGTGCCGCTCTTGGTCAGCGTTCCTTCGATTGCGCCGAAGCTGTATCGTGTGGCCTTTGGGTCAACAAGGTTAATCATTCGACCAACACAGAGCATCATGCGGTCAATGCCGTGCGGCTCGCTTGTAACCTGGACGCGCTGCAAGTAATCAATCTGCTGGATGGTCGCGTCTGCGTAGTGCAAGTCCGTGGCGCTCACCGTGATGGAATCAGAAAGCTTGCCCGCGGCAAGGTCGGCCACTGCTTTGTCTGCGAGTGCCTGTGGCTGGCTCAGATGGTCGTACTCCATCAGCTTCTCGATAACGCCGTAACGCTCAGCCATTGCAGTATCGACAACCGCATCGCCGATAATGTCATAGCCACCGCCAACGTAGGCGTGTTCGTCGTCGATGGTTACGTCCTTCTCGTCTTCACCCTCGCCAGTCTTGCCAACGGGGACAATGGCTGTGTAGATGTCTTTACCGTCTGCGCCAGTGTTTAGATCAAGAAGGTTCTGGCCAAGCTCTACAGACTGAGCAGCTTCGCTTGAACCGTCCGCGTTCAGCCAATCGAGGTAGTTATCCTCGCCCACATATCGAACGCGGAAATAACCGCCGCAGAGCTTCGTAAGCTTCTCGCGCATTTCCTTCAGTGTGGTTGGACGTGTACCAGTGCCACGCTGGAGTGCGCCGAAGTTAACGCCAGCGTTAATGCCTACCTTGAACTTCTCGCATCGGTTAGACACGCGCAGGTTGTGTTGCTCAATGAACCACTCGAACAGCTCGCCAGCCTTTGCAGGGGCGTTAATCTCACAGTCAATCTCGTCGGTGTCGTATGTCTTATATGGGCGGACGGTAGTGTCGTTGAGATACGCCATCGCGCCCTCGCAGGTGACATCAATAGATCCGTTCATGGACATCGACACTTTACGGATTCGACCACGGAAGAGAATCTTCTGTGTCTCGTGTTCCGTGAGTTCAATCTCGCGCTCAGTGTTCATGACCGATTCACGGTTGAATGCGCGCCAGAGTGGGTGTGTTGGCTGCACGGTAAAAGAAAGAGTCGGAGACTGCCCCGACTCTTCTACAAGCTTACCGGTTGAAATCTGCACGCCTTCCTCACGCGGATCATGAATGACGTTTCCCGCATAAGTCAGCACATACATTTAAGACACCCTCTCCCACATATACACAGCACGATATGGTGGCATGTTGTTATGTGGCTGACCGCCGCCGACTGCATCAACTTGGAAGCGGTAATTGGTGTAGGTGTCAGCCGAGCGCGCAGTCCACTGGTTACCGCCGCCATTGTCCGTGCCGTAGTGCATGGAAGTGTCATGGCTGTGGCTTGGCATCTCGTTGATGGTCAGCGTGTGAGTATCCTCGCCACCTGTTGAGCCCGCGGGAAACTTCTGCGACTGAGCCAAGAGGAATACACCGTTTAATGCTTGCCACGTACCGCCAAGAAACGTAGATGGGTCAGTTGGCTTAGTGCTCTGATAAATCGCACCTACTGGAAACATTGCGTCCAGGAGGTCGAAGTTCTTGGCCAGATCCTTAATAGTCTGAACAGTCTCGTCCGTGACGTCAGGCTTCGTGAGACCCAGCCTTGGAGTCTTTGTACTCATTAAATGTCCTTCCAATCGAAGTCGAGCATAACTGTTGTGTTGTTGTGTGTCTCTACGTCATCGACGTACGCATGCTCTCGCCATGTTCCGCGCATGTCCTGCCACCTCTTACCGGCTAAGCTGGACCATGTCAGACCTTTGAGCCTGTTCTTTCCAGCACGGCCAATGTATGCCAGGCTTGTGCCGTCAAGCTGCTCCCACGTCAGCCCCGCATAATCGCGCCAGATTGCCGTTCCGTAGTCCGGCGTAGTGTTCACGGTTACGCGGTTCTTTCCGTTATGCAGCTCCAAGTCGCGATTTATCCACACGCCCGGCTGAAGGTCAACGGTTCGCCCGTTGATGTTGACCAGCGCACGCGCCTGACATGTGATGGTCGGAACCACCGCATGCGCTGGGCCGTCGATGATGTAGGTCTTGCCAAGTTCACCGTCAAGCTCGTAGTGCATGACGCCGCGCGACTTGTATGGATCTGCAGTGATTGTTAGCTTGATGGCCGCCGTCTCGTCGTAGAGCGTCTGGGAGGTGACCTCGAAGCGTCCTGTGTAGGTATAACCCTCGTCCCAGGACAGCGTGAAGTCCAGCCGTCTACCGTGGAGCATGTTACGCAGAGCGGTCAGCGTTGTCTCAACGCTTGCCCAGTCGTGCGTGTCGAGCGGCGAGAGTGTGATGGTGATTGTTCGCTTGTCGAATACCGGCGCACCCGTCAGCCACTCAGACAAGTCCAACACACCATCGCGTCCAGGGATAGACACTGTAGACGTTCTGGTGGCTGGTGGCTTGTCTGTGTAGTTCGTGACCGCTAGGCGGTAGGTGGCGCAGAGCGGCACTCCATCAACCACAACCTCGTACGTGTCTGTTAGTTCCGTCATCTATTTGCCACCACCTTATATTCTCCGAGGTTTGAATCCACATACGGCGAGACGATTGAACCGACCGTCTGACCATCCATTACAACGCGCATATTGCGCACATCTTCACGCAGTCCAGCAATCTCGCTAATCAGCTCGTCGTCACTCTTAGAGTTGTTCACCGCGTCGCTGATGTAGCCTGTGAGCGTGCTAATTGGCGCAACAGCTTCAGGTCCTGCTTCTCCGCCAATCATGGCTTTGTTTCCGTTCATGCCGAACATGGTCGGATTCATCAGAACACCGCCATCGGCGTACCACTCAATGCCCAAGCTTGGAACAGATGGTGGCGCGAGCGAGAATGTACCGGAGATGCTGAAGTGTGGGAGCTTAATCTTTGGGAACTCCAGATGTAGGCCACGGAAGAATCCACTAATGGCGTCCAAAGCCCCTGAAACGATATTCTTCGAGTCACCCATGACATTGCCAATCGTGCTCGCGATACCGTGGAAGATGTTGCCCACCATGGTTGAGATGCCATTAAATACACTAGAAAAAATGTTCGCGATTCCGTTGACAATGCCAGACAGTATGCCTTGAAGGCCGCCCATAATTCCCGAAATGATGTTACTCATGCCCTGGAATACTGTCTGTGCGCCATTGGCGGCCATCTGCCAGTTGCCTGTGAAGATGCCAACGAATACACCAACAACTGTCTGAATAATGCCTGTGACTGTTGTAATAACTCCAGCAATAACATTCATAGCAGCTGAGACAATCGCTGCAGCAACCTCAAAGGCTGCGCCGAATATCGTAGAAACAATCGTGGCGATTGTGGTTAATGCCACTCCTAGATTCTGCAGATATACGTCAATCAGTGGCTGAATAGTTGCAATAAATGGCGCGAAAATCTCCTGTAGCTGTTCTGCCATCTGCATTTGTGTCGCAATCATTCCGCCAACAGCTTCACCGAACCCACTGAATGCTTCGACGATAAGACCCGCGCCCGTGCTTAGTCCGTCAAGTGCAGGCTGCAGGATACTCATAACAAAGTCGGCCACCGGCTGCATGGACTGAAGCCAAGCGTCGAATCCTCCGCCAGTAGATAGGTTAGTGATTGCGTCTGCGAGTTGTTTGATTAGATCCGCTGCGCCATTGACGACGACCGCAAACGCTCCGCCCAGCACCTCAACGATTGAGTTCAGCACTGGAACGATGGCGTCTATTGCAGCGCCGAAGATTGGACCCAGCGCGTTGCCAAGCTCACCAAGCGCGCCCATAAGATTGCCGAGCGCACTCTGCAACGGTGGCGACACCGCGACCAAGCCAGCAAACGCAGCGATGGCGATTCCAACGGGACCACCCAACGCCCCAAGCAAGCCAGACAGAGGGCCGAGCATAGCGCCAAGCACTGGGATATTGGCAATAACCGGAGCAAGGCCACTGAGAGCCATAGCGCCAAACGCCGCGGCGATAGGTGCTACAAACGTCGGAATATTGCCGAGCTGCTTGCCCATGGCATCAATAGCCGGTGCCGCTTGCTTGAACGCCTCAACCAACACTTGAATGGCCTGCGTGAAGATTGGAGCGGTCAGACGCGACAGAGCGGCGCGAACGTTAGCAAATGAGCCAGCCAGTGTATCACCAGACGACAGAGCCGCTTCGCCTAGACCGACGCGCATGGCTTCCGAGAATGTGTGGAAGTCAATCTGTCCCTTGGAGACCATCTCGGAGACTTCCTTGGACGTCTTGCCAAGATATGTGCCAAGAAGTTGCAGAACTGGCACGCCAGAGCTTGAAAGCTGCATCATGTCATCGCCCATCAGCTTGCCACGCGATGCGACGGAGCTGAAGATGACGCCGACATCATTGAAAGCTCGACCAGATGCTGCCGCAACGTTCGCGACGGACTTCAGCGTGTTGGTCATATCCTCGCCGGACTTAATGCCAGCTGCAGAAAGCGTTGCCGCGGCTGTCGCTGCGTCACCCAGACCAAACGCCGTGCCACGGACTGATTGCGTGGCCGAGTCCATAATGGACTCAATGTCCTGGGCGTCATGGCCAAAGCCAGCGAGCTTCTTTCGTGCGTTGTCAATGTTCAGCGCACGGTCGATGCCGCCCTGGATGGCCATACCAGCAACCGCGGCAATTCCCGCCTGCCCTACGCCAATCAGTGAGCTCGTAATTTGCTGGGTGTTAGTGCGTACGGCGTTCCACGCGCCAGACAGTCCATTTTTAGCTGTGTTGGCAATGTTTGAAAAAACGCTCTGCGCTTTACTGCGTATAGCTGCAAACGATGACTGCACATTATTAGATGCGCCGTCCATATCGCTGCCGATAGACTTCGACACGTTCTGCGCTTTGTTCTGAATCTGACTAAGTGAAGACTGCGCCTTATTTACGCCGTCAATAAAGCCATCGGCGTTGACGGTGAACTTTGCGGAGAGTGTATAGTCACTTGCCATATATACCTCCTCTCATGTTTATTTCTGTTGATTCGATAGAGCCTTCTCAAGCGCGGCCATTTTGTCGCGCGCTTCTTTCGCGCTCATGGTCTTTCTATCAGGCTTGTTTGCTTCAACCCACAGAAGCTCAGGCTCTTCGCTCTTCTTCTTGTAGCCATTGGCGAGCGCGTTAGCTATTGCTTCATTGAGAAGCATTTGGTCATACGCGACGCGGTCATGCTCAGCCACTTGAAGAAGGGCAATCTGAGCCGCTGTGAGCCTGTCAAACTCGTCTGGCGTCCACCCAAAGCGAACAGCCGCCCACGCCCACATTGCGTCACGCTCATAGCCTGTCAGCGGCTTCTGTGGCGCTTCTTGTGGTTGGTTGGCTTGTTGTTTGCTTGTGGATGGCCTGACCCAGCGCGGGCTCACCAGATCTACTGGAATAAAAAACCGCAGTCCTTCATGAGTGCACCACTTACGGCTTCAATCATCTGAGCGTAGCCGTGCTCCTGCAGGTACTTTCCAGCAAGCTCGATGGCCTGTGTTGGGTTAACCCATGCACTCTGGCCACTCTCACGGATGCCATACGCGAAGAGAGTCTTAGTCTCACGCAGGGTTGGCTGAGCGGTGAATACGGAAATAATGCTCTTGTTACCAATCGCACTCTCGGCCATCTCCACACGCTTCTCCGCGTAGAGAAGCTCGTATGTAGTACCGTCAACCTCGAAGGTGAAATCTGCCATTTCTTACTCCTTAACTAATAAAAAAAGGGGCAGCCGAAGCTACCCCGTGATTGCGTTTGTGGACGCCTATCGTCCTGTTGGCTTGGTGATTGCCTTAGCCTTTGCGGCTGCGTCAATATCGAACCACGTCCACTTGCCTGTACCTGTGAGAGATACAGACGCGGTGCGTACATCGTCGGTTGGAGAATCTGCCTCGTACTTGGTAACGATGACAGCGCCGCCGCCGATTGGCGTGAAGTCGGTGTTGTCCAGAAACTCCTTGACACACAGAATGGTGCCGTCGGCGAGTGCTTGACGGAACAGTTTATCGCTCTCAGCGTCCTTGACGGCCACCGTATCGACGGAAACCTCGAAGGAACGGGTAGATGCGCGGTTGACCTTCCAAGCACCGCGAGAAGACTTCGTGGAGACGCTCGTAGTATCAGCGGAGAGTGATACCTTGTGAGACTTCTCGCCAGCGATTGCGAGAAGCTTAGAACCGTCAGCGCTGAATACGCCGAGCAGGACCTCTGCGCCATTTACAGCGTTCACGCCGCCGGCGGAGACGTCACAATATGCACCGCTATCGAATGCAGTTGAATCTGGCATAGTAATGCCCCTTTCTACTTAATAATCAGACCATAGGAGACGACCACATCAAACGACACAACCGCGTGCCACTCTCCTGTTTCGTCTCGCTTGATTGTGTTTAGACCGTTATCCGTTTGACGGATGACCTGGAACGGACAAGCCAAACTAATTGGCTGGCTCATGGCTTCTTCTAGAGCCGTTACCATCTTGAATATCTCCTCGCGCGTCCGAGACGGCTTAGAGATTGCGTGGAGCTCGATAGTATAGACGTCCAGCCACATTGTTTTTGTTTTGTCCGGACGAACTGAAAGTGCGCCGACGGAATAAAGAGGAGAGGGTTCTTTATTCGCGTCGGTCACACATTTAACGCCCGTGCCTTCTTTGACACGTGCCACAACCGCCGCGACAAAGTCGTCAAGCGAGAGTCGCCTTAGTGCTTGTCTCATAAGCCTTTACTCCTTAGATACTCACCGCACCGCTTCTTCAGAACAGCGCGCGCCGCCTTTATCTCCGTAGCAAAGAAGTGCTGGCCTTCCACGAATGGTGCCTTCAGACGCTTGCCAAGCTTCGGAACGTACTGGCTAACGTTTTGACGATGGCCATACTCAACGTGTGGCGCGTATTCTCCCGTGTAGCCGACCTCACCCTCGCCACCTTTGACGCTTTGGCGAATGGATCCAATTAATTCGCCCGTATCTCGTGGTGTGGTTGCGCGTAGATCTTCGGCTATCTCGTTCACGGTGCGCTTCATAACAACTTCAGGCTTAATGTTTGCGAGCTCTTTCAGTGCGTCGCCAAGTCCGCCGTCGTCAAACTCCAGGCGAACACTAGGCATACGCATCACCCTTTAGCTTTTTTAGTGACAGAACGCGACGGCGTCCGAAATCACTTACATGGATGACCTCATAGACGTCGCCAGCGTCAATCACGGGAAAGCGTACAAGAGACGCACGGAGGGCAAGCTCGGCGGGAACTGTCGTGATAAGCGTCAAGTCACACGCCGCGTAGTCGTTGCCTTCGTTTACCGTCTCAACAAGGGACGCGGGGCATACCCTCGCCCGGGTGGTTGTTAGCACCCGGCGCGAGAGCACGCGGTTTCCTAGCTTGTCGCGCGCATCGGTGTCCGCGAGTTCAATCAACTCGCACATCCGCCACTTCATACGAACCTCACCTTTGGGAACTGCAGAGCGGCGGTATTGTCCGCCCTAGCAATCTCGGCCAAGGCGGAAATCTCCGCGGCGTATTCGGCGAGCAAATCGTCCACAAACTGAAGGGACAAGGTTCCGCCCTGTCCCTCCGCTTCCTGTGTGATGCCTTCGTCGAATCGGCGGTTCACCGCCTTGATGGTCGCATCGACCACAAGGGACTCAGCTGTGGCGGGTAGCGTGGATACACCAACGCGCAAACAGATGCGGTCTGTGAGCGTATGCGTGACCTCTTCCAGCCACTTATCGCTCGGCTTGTCTTCGACCGCTTCGAGTCGTGTCTTGACACGATCTAATACGCTCATACGCTCACCTCCTTACTCGTGAATTAGACGGTTGCCTTAATCTCAGCCTTGACAACGCCGTCGGTAATCTCTGGGAAGATCTTGACGCCAGACATAACCAAGGTGTCGCAGGTTGCGGTCTTGGTGTCGATGTTGTGAGTGATACCAACGAAGCCAGTAGCGTCGGAGGTCAGGCCGAAGGTGGAAGCAAGGTCGGAACCGTTTGCTGGGACGTACGCCAGGTTGAGGTTCATAGCTGCAGTACCAAAGAGAGTACCTGCCCTAACCGCGGAAGAGGTGATTGCGGTACCCAGGCCAAGGAAGTCCTTGAGGTAGGTGATGCCTGCGGCGTTCTGGGTGGTTACGGTTGCAGTGCCGAGGTAGTCAGCCACATCGAGAGGATTGACGAAGAAGACGAATGGATTAGCTGCGTCAGTGTCGAATCCGTCATAACCCTCGAACTTAGTGGTAAGGGTTGCCCAGAGGTTGGCCATAGCAGCCTGCAGGGTCTTGCCGTTCTTTGCTGCAGCAGTGGTGGTTGCGACGCTTGCAATCAGGTCGCTACGGATGCCGCTCTGAATGGTGCCAATAAGCTGAGCGTCGGCTTCGTTGATTGCACGGTCGCGGCCACGAAGCTGAATAGCTTCGGCAGAGGTTACGCGGCGATACTTTTTAAGAGGAAGCTCGATGGTCTGGTCAAGCTGACGCTTGATGTTAGACGCTGGAATGGTGTCACCCTCAGCAACTACGCCATTCTTAACGTCCTTCACGAACTTATAGGTCTTGATGGTGCCGCCCTGTGGTACTGGGATAAGGTTGGTGATACCGAGAGCCTTCTGAAGCTCCTGGATGCCCTTGGAGAATCGGTTGACGTAATCAATAGAAATCTCAGGAGCGATGTCGGTCTTTACAGTGAGTCCTGTTTCTGCTGGCATAATAAGCCACCTTTCTTAGTGTTAAATAAATAATCCAATGTTGTCGCGGATGGCTGCCTGGCGAGCGATTGGGTCCTTGATGGCCAAGATCTCTTCTTTGGTCATCGTCTTAGTAGCCACACCCGCCGCAGGAGCTTTGCCCGCGAGTTGTTTCTTCACGGCATCTTCTACGGCCGCCGTGAAAGCCGCTGAGAAAGCGTCAACGGACGCCTTTGTTTCCTCTGCAGTCTCACCCACTAAACGCGCGAGAATGTCATCGCTGACCGCGATACCTTGCTCAGAGAGTTGACGACGAGACTCAGCCACCATCGCGTTTACGGTATCGCGACGCTTGTACTCATCAAGTTCTTTTTGAACCTTGTCACGTTCGTACTCTGCTTTTTGCTGAGCGTTCATCTCGGCCAGTTTTGCAGCTTCCTCAACCTTTGCGGCTTGCTGCTTCTCCCACTTCGCGAGACGCTTGGAGACGATCTCGTCAACATCAGCGTCCGTGTACTTTGGCTGCTGCTTGTTGTCCTGCTTTGGCTCTGTCTGTGTGGTGGTGGTCGCGTCTTTGTTAGCGCCCTCGCCATCCACTGCAGGGGCTTGAGCTTGCTTAGTCTCCTCCGTGGTCTCTGTGGTTGTTGCTGCGTTTGTTTCTGCACCCATTGTTTTTCTCCTAATCCCCGGCGCTCCAAGGCGCGTCGGCGTGCCTTTTCTCCTTAGCTTTTAGCGACATCAAAGCTTGGTCGATGCATTAAAAAAGCGACCGTCTAGTCGCCTTCAATACACAGTTCAATAATCTTTTCCAGTACCTCATCTGTGGGACATCCACGGCAACGCATAAGCTCGCGCTCCCCTGCATCCACAACGCACACCGTCGGAAGGTGAGTGATGCTCTTCGCGTCCCTGGACCTCGGCGAACAGTCCACATCGATAATCTCGTACTCAATATCCTCTTCAGATAAAGCCGGCACTATACGCTTAATAGTCCCGCGACAGATGCTGCACCACTCGGCCATGTAGATAACTACTCGCGCCATATTCTCACCTCCTTAGCGGTCTAACAAAAAAGCCACCCGGAGGTGGCTCGTGAAAGCTAGTTAGTTGGTGAAGGTTAGAAAGTAATTAGATTGATATGGAGACCGTCTTTATCTTTGCTCCACTCTTCTTCGCACTCGTCTTTGATGAATTTCTCCGGAACATAATCCGAACCAAGTGACCAAAATGATTCGAACTCTTTAGCGTCACTGAAGTCGACTAACCAACCAGACAAATCCATAGCGAGCATATCATCGAACTCTGCCATGTTGCCCTCGCCACAATCAAGAAAGAAAACTTTTCCTTGTTTATTAGCTTCTTCTTGTACACGATTAAAGAAGTTAACGAACTGGGCATCACTTAAGTCATGCTTTGAGTTAAGTCCCACTACCTTCTGTAGCACGCCTGTATCTGACATTAGTCGCACCTCCTCGCATAATAGTTACAAAATCACCATTTGCATCTACAATCACAAGATTACCATCATATTCATAGAAAGTGCAAGGGTTTCTAGTTTCTTGCCCCCACCAGTCACCGGTAGCAACTCGTTCAGCTTTCTCAATAATTTCGTTACATATTTCTACGAACTTATCTCTATCTTCTTTTAACGACGGATTTAGCTCCCATTCTCTAGCATGCTTGCGCATCTTTTTGCCGACTTGCTCTTTCGTAAATGCAACCTTATCCGTCTCGAAGAAAACGGTTCGTTTGGACTTCTTCGCTCCGACGCCGCCCCAATTCTCGCGAGCGTCTTCCGTGGCTTTCTGTCTCGCCAGCTCCTCCTGCTTCTGTTGCCATGCGTCCCAATCGTCCACAGCGGGCGCAATCTGACAGCGGCAATATGGATGGAGCGGTGGGAAGTTCACGCCCACTTGCATATCCTCGAACCTAAACGTAGATCCATTCACGCCTTCGCACTCTTCACAAGCGCGCTCGTCATGCACCACCTCGATAGTGTAAGAGTCAAAGCCTTCACGCTTCAACTCCTCAACCTGCGCCATGCGTGAGACGTAGGTGCCCTCGGTGTAGACCAGGCGCATGAGCGATGACTGCGGAACGTCCACAAAGCGCTTCTCAAGAGCCTTCGCAATTCGCTGGTATGAATCGCCGCGCGCGAGTGCCTTCGACATGTCCTGCGCCACGTAAGACGCGAGGGTCTCCGTGTTGTCCCAGATACGCTGTGAGTATGACGTGTTACCCGTCCACACGGTATCAACGAATCGGCGAACCGCGTCAGAGTCCATGTTATAGAACGACCGACCAAATCCCATGGCTTCGGCCGCCGTGTTTGCACCGCGTAGAGACTGGCGCATGATGTGATTATCAATGCGTTGAACCACGTCTCCTGTAGCTTGGTAGAGGTGCAAGCGTGCGGACGCCTGTAAGCCTTCGAGCCTGTTCAGTTGGTAGATTGACTTACGCACGTCCACAATAGACTGCATATCCGGGTGCTGGCGCAGAAACTCGTCACAGTCGCGGATAAGAAGCTCGCGGTCTTTAGGGTCCATCGTCTCCATGAGACGGCGGTATTCCAGGACACCATTCTCGCCGTAGCGCTGATAATACTCCGCAATCTCACGGTTCAAGCGGCGAAGCTCGCTCTCGTAGGCGTTATGGACGCGTATCGACAGAGCGCGTTCGTCTTTCTCCATCGCTGCGTCAGCAAGTGTTTGGCGGCTATGCCAATACGAGTCCATGTTGCTCCTTAGTTATTGTTTTCGTTCGTGCGGTCTGGGACCATCTGCGCGGCCTGCTCGGCGCGTTCATCGGCCATGCGCTGCATCTCAGCTTGTGGCGAATCAACACACGACAGAACAGACAGCTGCGTCTCCTCGGAGGTAATACCGGAGAGGTTGCCCGCAATCTGAGACTCTTCGAGCAGATTCGATGGAAGGTTGCGCGTGAAGGTGGCGCGGACAGTGGTCCATGCCTTAGCGTCTAGGCGTGTGTTTCCTGCGTAATTACAGAGCAGCTTCCAGCGCCTAGAGAGTGAACGGCGGAACTTCCTCTGCTTTACGACGGCGATATCGCTCATAGCCTGCAGGCGGTACTTGATAGCAATGCCGGAGCTGGTGTCGAACTTCTCGCTTGAGAGGTCTGACACCATCGAAAGAACGAAGATAAGACGTTCCACACGATCAATGAAGTTTTCCTGCGTGCCGTCCGCGTCTGGCTTGGAAAGAAATTCAACGATGACGTTTGCCGCGTCTCTGGAGTCTAGATTGATGATGCGCGAGTCTCTCAGATTCTGCAGAGTCTGGTCGTCCAGGCGTGCGCCAAGAATCTTCAGGTATGCATCAGCGTAGTACTCGACATCGTTAGCCTTCTCGGAGATTGCCTTGTTGTATGCGTTAATGAGCGACATGACGCCCTCGAACAATCCCAGGCGCTCCTCATTGTCCACATACTCAACCACAGGCACATCATCAAAGCCGTGAATGACGGGCTCACCGAAAATGACCTTCGAGCCATCCATCACAAACGGCATCTCGAACATGGAATCGTAGAGCGTGCCGCGGAGTGTGTCGCGCTCATTGTCGAAAAGGTTATCGTCCAACCAGAAGCGCACCGCGTAGATGATGTCATTCTCTACCGTATCATCGCGAACAACGAAGCAATTCATTGGTGTCACGGAGCAAGAACGCGCGAAGGCTTCTTCGTCGCGCCACATCAACTCATATCCTGCGCCATAGATGTCGGCAAGCTTGGAAAGCTCGGCGTCTAGGTCGTCAGAATCGTTGACCGCGCTCCACACGTCCAGATACTCCGCAAACGCTTCATCGTCAGCGGTAGTGCGAATAGGAACGCCCAAGAAGTAGCCGACCATGGAGTCCACGATCTGCTTGGCGAAGTTGGCCACGAGCCTGTTGTCCGGCTTGTATTCTGCCTTTGCCTTCTGATGCAGAATGTCGTGGTCGCCCTCGTATGCTTTGCGAAGGCTGGCCAAGCGGTTAATCTGCTTTGCGCGGTAGTCCACCAAGAGCTTGCCAAGAAGCTCTGCGGTCATCTGTGTGTCTTTTGGTAGGCGATAGCCGCCCCTTGGCTCAAACGTTGAAGCGTTTGCTCCCTTAACGTCAGCATCCACTAAATGCCTCCTCTAAATAGTCGAATGGTTGGCGCATTGTCGTGTAAGCGAATAGCGCACGAGAGAGAGTCAGGCGCATCATCGTGCTCCGCTCCCTCGGTGAAGTCCATGACCTCATTCCAGTAATCGACGCTGGCTTCGCGGACACTCTCAAGCCTGGACAGCTTGGACCAAGTGCCACGGCCATACGTCGCAATCTTGATGAACTTGTTGGCGGTCTCTGAGTATGTATGGACGGGCAACCCGTACCCGTCGAGCTTGTCGGCCACATACCCCTTATCCGCGTTCTTCTCCATGTAGACCGTGCCAAGTCTCAGCTCGCGGTGGAGCTCTAGAATGCGCGCCATGCACTTATCGACGTGCGTCTCGCGGTACAGCTCACCGTGGACGTAAGCTTTATCGTCCACCCACTTGATACACGTGATGGCCGTACCGTCTGAACCGCCGTAGGCCGCATCCACATGCATGATGCCGTCAAAAAGAAGGCTCTCGTCTTTGAAGGTCTTACAGTCGCCTTCAAAGACCACGCCTTCTTCTGCTACGTGACGCAGCTCGTAGTTAGCCGCAAAGAGTGAGTGCGTCATCGACGCCTTCAGTTCAGTGGCCGCGTCCACACTCACGAGCCCAGTGGTATCCCATGGCCACTTCTCAGCGGGTGGCATGATGGTGAACGCGTCGTCTTTGTGCCAAGGTGTTCCCGTGTTGATGATGCGTCCACCGCGGTTCTTGACGTTTTGCAGTTCGCGGTAGATCTGTTTTGTACGCTCACGTTCAGCACGGCTCACGCGGTCGCGCAATGTGACGATGTCGTCCGTGAAGATGATGTCCCAGTGCTTACCGGTGAGCGAACCGCCAATGCCAATGCCCGTCAGTTGTGGTGAGCCGGAGACGTTACACGCCAGGCTTGTCGAGATTGCCGTAGAGCTTGCCGTGGTCAGCTTCAGTGGTTGGCCATAGATGCTCTGCGCAATCTCATGGGTGAGCGGATGCTCGACCATACGCTTGACTGCCGCGAGTACCTCCGCGACGTCATTCTCGCCTTTGCGTTGGAATCCCACCGTCAAGTCTGGACGGGTGAGCAATATCAACCACAAAGCCACCTCGACGCAGGTCGTCTTGTATGAACCACGATGCGACTGAAGCGTCATGTCGCCCGTGCCAAACACCATCGCATGAATCCATCTGTCGTGGAGTCCTTCGCGCAGAAGGTCATAACCCAGCTCATGCGCCAGGCGCACTGGGTGCTTGGCTATAAGCGTGGCGAGTGCTCTATTGGTCTCCATCGCTCTCTACCTCGTCGAGCAAGCTCTTAAACGCGGCGCTAGCTTCCTTAGCGTTGGCAGACACTTCCATCTGTTGTACAGGCTTCTGTCCGGAAGAATCGCGGACGAACTCAGCCGCGCGCACGTCTCCTTCGAGCGCCTGAGTGAGCATGGCAAGCGCCATGGCTTCGCTGGCGGTCACGTTCTTACCCGTGAGCCCTGCGATGGTGGACGCCTCGGACAGCTTGCCTGGCTTCATCGGCATGGCCAAGAGATCTAGAAGCGTCTCACGAATTTCGCGCCTGCGCTTCTGAACCGCGTTAGACTTCGCGGCGCCCTTCTTGCCTATCGCGCTCAGCTCCGCCTTGGTGCGCTGACTGTTAGGCGTTAAGTTCTTCGCCGCGTTCGGATTGTTTGCCATTCGTGAATAAACTCCTTCACTTATGCATAAAAATGAATATTGAGCTAACAAAAAAGCGCCCTCATTTCTGAGAGCGCCCGAGTCGCTTTGCTAACTTTCGTACATTCCTACGGTATCAAAATACCACGTTTTAATATGAATATAACTGCAAGATTATGCATGATTTATGAATATTCTTCTTGCTTTATACACAGCCTAGCAATACCCACCGTGTTTGTAAACTCCAAAGAACGTTCGCGCAGGATAAACGCTTGACGCATGGAAACGTGCGCTCTTTTAGCCGTCTCCGACCACGTGTAACCTTCGACAAAGTACAGCTGCATTACGAGGGCCGCGTCTTGGCCAAGTGCTTCGCCGATTGTGTTGCACGCGGCGTAACCGTCAAGAATGACGCTCTCCAATTCGCTCAACAAACCCTCTAGAAACGCCTGTGCGGTCATTTCCGCCATACTTACGCGTGCGGTCTGGTCAGAAGTCGAATTCTTCGCTCCCGCGCCGCTACAAGCCTTTAGAGGCTCTCTAACGGCGTTTAACCTGTTGCGCGCGCTTGTGATGTCTTTCGCGGCTTGCCTAACACTCTCCCACCATTCCAGCCCAGTCATGCCACTACCTCGCCTTTTCCTACAATTCCTCGACCGAGAAATAGATGCCCATGATGTCAGCGTAGCCTTTGTCGAGACTCTCGCTGCAGATAAAGCGGTCGTCTTCAATTAT